GCCATTGATGAGTGTCAATAGTTTGTACTGCTAATCCTAAAATAGTTGGTTCAAGCTCCTCTGGTAGCTCTAGAATTGGAATATTGGTGTAAATAGAAACATCAGAAATAACTTTATCTAACGTAAATTCCAATACGCTATCATAATTTGGCATATTATCAGTATTTGGCAAAAATTCCATCAACTTCTTTTTAATCTCATCAAAGCGTGGATATTTATCCATTTATACCACCTACTTTACTAGAGCTAATAGGTCTTCTTTCTTTGTCTTACCAGTGTAGTCAATGCTGTTCTTATCTAAGTAAGCCTTGATCTCTTCTACGGTATTGTTTGCGTTTGGTTTAGCATCTTTTTCGACTGTTTTATCACGTCCAACTGGATCAGCGCTACCGTCTTTTTCAGCAATAAAGAACTCAACACCCCTGAACTTAGGCTTAAGTAAAAGAACATCATCGTAACTTTGTTCGTAGTATAACCAGTTACCAGAGTTTGCGGCAGCCGGTGCATCCAACCCAACGAAGTCATATTTTTCAGGTGCAATTTGAACACCGTTGTAAATAAGCATCATCTTAATTTGTTTAGCATCAGCAACAGTCTTAGAACCATTGGTAAAGTCAAACTTAGTTTGGAATAAATCTTCTGGTACTGCAACAACAGTGACTTCATCAAGTGAACGAACAGCACGATTAATGTTTTGTTGATCGCCCACGATGATTGTTCTATTAACTGCTTCCGCTTCTTTAAGCATGTAATACGTACCAGTATCAACATATAGAATACGTCCTTGAACTGGAATTCTGGCACGGTCAAAGTTACGCATCATTTGATCGTAAGCTTTTAAGATGTTTGCTGCGTCCAAACTTTCTGAATGGATACCAGTATTTTGATCTAATCCTTCGGCAGTATTGGCAGCTTGACGTTGACTGAATAACTTAGAAAACATTTCTCGGTCTTTTTCAGGCATCTTGCTATCTAAGTTGTATTGTCTAGTGATATTAGCGATTGATAATAATTGATTACTTTCATCAATATCTGATGGATCAACCAAAGTACTCCAGTAACGTTCGTTAGTCAATTCATAAACATCGTAATCTAATGAATAGTTTGCTGCTGGTTGTGTAATAGTACGTCTATCACGGTTTTGTCTTCCAGATAAAATTGATAAACGTGGAACTTTGATATGTTTTGCATCTAAAAAGTTAATTGTGTTGTTAGATGGGGATTGCCACAAAGCGCTTGAATACAAAGCGTTTGGGTAAAAGCCGTCAATAACTGCTTCTTGGTATTTTTCTGCATAATTAATTGCCATTCTTTACGTCTCCTTTGAATATATCAACCATTGCTTGAACCGGATCAACGTCAGCAGGTTTTCCATTATTTGGCTGGTAATCTTGCTTGCTGCCTGCATCAAACAAATAACTGTCAGATTTTTGCAAAGATTTAATTTGTTCATCTAAGCCAGTTAAGTTACCATCATCATCAAGCTTAATTTCGTCCATGTTCAACAGACCTTTAATTGCCTTGTTATTACGAGCATTAGCTTTGCTTAATGATTGGTCAATTGCACTATTTAAACGATTAGTAGCAAGTTTTTGAGTAAGGTCAGCCGTATCCTTATCATATTTCTTTTTCAAATCGTTAAATTGTGCCGTTAAATTTTCGTTATCTTTAACTTGGCTGCGTAACTTCTTTAAATCTTTGTCTCTTTCGCTCATTTGAGACTTAAGAGCTTCATTTTCTGCCTGCAGGTCAGATGATTCGCCCTTAGCTTTCTCAATATCAGCGCCGTTTAAATCCATAATCTTTTTAATCTGCTCTTCTTGTAATCCAAGCTCTTCTAATTGTTTTCTTTTCATTGTTGTTCTATCCTTTCACACGTTTTATACGAGTTCGCCTCTCATAAGGGCATACAAAAAGAGCAGTTTTACGACTTACTCAGGTCAAAAAAATCATATAAAAAGCGAACCCTAAACATATAAGGTTCGCTCAATTATTATTTATATAAAAAACTAGCCTACCAAAGGTTCAGGAACTTTTAGCTTTCCTGCAGCAACTAACTTTTGCTTTTCTAAAAGCAAATCCATGAAATAGTCCCACTCTTCTTTACTAAAAGTTTTTTCAAATTCAGTAAGACCCACAGCATCAGTTCCTGGGGTTTGCACTAATTTATCAACATATTTTTTTATCTCATCTTTTCGCATGTTATCCCCCATCCTTTCAGCCTTTCAATAGTCTTTTTTATTATTTCTTCTTCACTTTGATTATAACTACTCTTTCTTACATTTACAATTGTTTTGTCAATAAATGAGCCCAATATATCCTTATTTGCTGAATATTTATAAACTTGCCCATCATGAGTAACAATTACACCAAATTTATATGATCGTTTATAGGCAACTTGATAGTCACTGCCACTAGGACCGATGTTAGTGGGGTGGTTATGGATACCAATTAATTCACCTGGTTCAAAGTCATTGTGAATATGTTTAAGAACATCATTTGATAATGAAACTTGCAACAATTCATCTTTTTTACTCAAGGTTCTATCAACTAAATTGCCCTTTGTATCAAGAATGTAACTATCTTCATGATCAGTAGAATTTCTATTAATTAGCATAGCTTTTGCATACTTATAAATCTGAGAATTTAACTTCTTATTGCTTGAAATATTTGCAAATTTCTTTTTATATTCATCAGATTTAATATATTCCAAATCTACTGAATTAGTACCATTATGATAGGCACCTGAAAGCATTTTATTTTTGCTACTCTTAAGTCTTCCGCGCTCAATACTACGTTCTTCAAGATATTGGTTTACATTGTTCTCTCTAATAGTTTTAAGCCATTCATTGTAAGACATATCACTCACATAAGTACCCTTACCAGTTTTAGGATCACGACTCCACCGTGTTTCAATATCTGGCAAATTCTTGTCATATGGAACTGTGGTACATCTACAATAGGGATGAATTAACGGATAATTAATGCCCTCTCTTTTATCTTTTACATTAAAAATGCGCTCATCTAAGTGAGCGCATTGGTCACAAGTATGACTTTCTAATGTTGCTAAGTACTGATACTGTTCAATATCACTGTCTTTATAGAATTGGGCTGTAGCTTCTTCAGCAGCGTGTCCCATCTCGGTGATAACTAGTCTATGTAAATCTCTTTCAGAAACCTTTTGAAATCTGTCTCGCATCATTCTAATGACTTTACTTGAAGAGTAACCAAACAAAGTGCCTCTTAAAAGTGCATCGGTTAGCTCATCAGGCAAGATTTCCGTGTATTCTTTCCAAATACGCTTACTGAAATCACTGCCTTTCCAAGGTCGATAGACGATATTCTCTAGTTGTTGTTCGTTAAAGTGATTTAGCTTGATATCTAATTGACCAGTAGCACGATACTTATTGTAAGCATCTAAATAGTAACTATTCTGATATTGTTTAGCCAAACCTTTTTGCATTCTTAACTGTTCAGCCATGCCATATTTCTTAGAAAACTCAACCATTTGTTCATGCAGTTGTTGAAGTCTAAAAATACGGCTTTTGTAGTATTCAGCATTTAGCTCTTTCTCATAACCACCCGCTTTTGCTTTGCGTTCAAACTCTTCCAGGGTCATAGACCACTTAGTTGAGTTGATGTTTCCTAAGACGCTAGCAGCTTGCTTTAAACCAACATTGTTTTCATTAGCATATCTTTGGAGGTAACTTAGTGCTTCTTTTTCGATATCATGCTCTAAATTTCTTAGACGTGACTGCATAGCAGCTTCATAATCGGCTGATGCTTCTAGTTGCTTCTTTTTGGCAGACAAAGCACGTTTTTTCCAGTATTCGCTACTCTTCATTGTTATTTTGTACGCCTGTACCGTTTAAATCTTCAGCATAGGGATCATTTTCTTGTCTATCTTTGGCTAAGTCTTTCAGTTCTTGCTGCCAATCATCAACAATCGGATTAGCTTTAGCAACTGCTTCTTTAGAGCTGTAATTTGCTACTGTAGAGACGATTTGAGCCTTAGTTAAGCTATCCTCTACCTTAGTCCTCGTCCAATGTTGTGATATATGGCGCTTGTCAGCATCTGAAAAGTTAAGATATCGCATAATTGCCCGAACAAGTTCGTTAATTGCATGTTCAAAGTAGGTCTGCGTCTTAGCTGCTTTCAATTCCAAGTGAGAATATAGCATTTTGATTGCTACACCACTTGCGTTGCTACTTTCAAAGTTAGCTGGATCAATTCCTTGACCAAACAAGAAGATATTATCTCTAGTAATTTTCAAAGCATCATCACGAGCTTCTACTGGGATATCAATTTGAAGCTTATCAACACCACTTTTATCGCCATTACCAGCGTTATTAATCTTAATGGACTTATACTTTTTAAGATCATTCATAAAATCCTTTAAGCTTGCCCCACCATAGTTAGTTAAGACAAGGATTACAGTTTGAACATCGTCTAAATCATTGATAAATCCATTGTAGATATCATCGTAAGCATCAATTAAACCTTTGTACTTGTTAAGTTCAGGCAATCTATATTTATTTTTAGGAAACTCAATGAAAGGCACACGTCCGAAATTATGTTTCAGAGTGTTTGACTGCCCCGTTTCATATCCTGCACTTAAATCGTAAGACGTAATGATGTTGTACGGTTCAATGATTTCGCTATTGGTTGTACTTGTCTTAAAGAATTGAGCTTCCTTATCCGTCCAATATTCATGAACTGTGAAGTACTTACCAACTTCTGGATCTAGTTGCTTGTAACTTCTAAGTACACCTAGCAATTTATTATCTAATGTTGTTGCATAAACTGGTGTAATCTGGTCAGGTTGGATAATTCCATATCTAAAATTATTGTCTTCATCAATCCAATAATGGAGCCAAGCTCTACCCGCATTAGAACTATCTACTAATAGCCCGTTTAAAGTTAAAGCACGATCATCACCTAATACATCAAGAATCCTCTTGTTATCCGTATCTTTTCCTACATCAATGTCAGGAAAAACAGACGCAACATAACCTGCTTCTTGATCTACTAAAAGCTGATAAAAATTAGACGGAATACGATTATCAGCACTTCTTAAAGGATCTTTTTTGCCTTCTTTGTTAAGTTTGGGCTTACCGTCATTTCTAGTAGTGATATCAGTCTTATTTTCGTAATAGTCGACTGACTTTTTGTAGTTATTAATCAAATCATTACGACTTGAAGAAGTATTTTGAATTAATTTCTTTAGCGCTTCTAATTCCAAGGTATGAAACCTCCCTTCTTGTTTCTACTGTAAATTGCGTATCTAATAGCATCTAGTCGGTCATTGTGTCTCACATCATTTTCTTTGAGTGGCAAACCTGTTTTGTCGTCCCAAGCATACTGATAAATTTCTTCTAGTAATCCACTTGCTGCTGTATCAACTACATAAAATTGACCAATACGCATTTTTCTAGCAACACACTCAATTCCTGGCATGATGTTCTTATTAGCGTTTATGCAGTTAATACCATTAGCTTGAAATTCACTTACGTTATCAGGACGAGCAGAATCAGCATAAAAAATAAGATTGCGTCCAAAACTTGCCTGCAAGTTCTTCGCAATCCTTACCCAATAATCAATGAACTTATGTTTCTTTGTGTAGTCAGCTAGCACATACGTATTACCGTCCTTATCATCACCAAGAAGAATGATTGGATTAGGGTGTTCATAACCCCAGTCAACGCCAACGTAATACTCTAAATCATCTGGAACTTGTTCCCTAGAGATAACCATTTTGTCTTTATCAAAATCTCTATAAACAATACCGTCACCTGTAACCCATTGACCTAAAATACCACGATCATAAAACATCCCTTTAGGAGTCGCCGCTTTAATTGATTCGACATAATCCTTTGATAAAAAAGTATTGTCATCAATAGTAAAAGTAAAAGATTTAATACGTGCTTTAGGATCTGGATTATCAATATAATCCGTTTTTAACCAATGCGTTGGTATATCAGGGTTTGTATCACAAATAATACGCGCTCCTTCAATAGAACAACGTTGCAGTATTTCTTGAAATACGTCATGAGTAGCTAAACTCGCTTCATTTATATAAGCACCATAACTTGTCATACCACGAATTGACCCAACCCCACGGATTGATCCTGTGTAAGATGGCACTATATCTACTCCAAACAAATGATAATGTCCATGTCTATCAGTTTTCATGGTAATTCCAAAATATGATTCAATCGCACTGATAACGTTAGTGTAAATGGAATTAGAACTATACCCTGCCAAAATATATTGAGGATGTGGATCTTTTCTACTCTTGGCAAGCTTAGCAATACGTTTTAGCTCCATCACAAAGATATAATTATTCATTACTGTTTTACCAGCTCTGAAAGCACCGGATAAGATCATAATTTTCCAATCATCATGTAAATATGAATGAAGTACTTGTTTTTGTTTATGAGTTAGGATCTGATCTAGTCCCATCTTTCTTTTCTTCTCCTACAAGTTTATTAATTAAATCATCAAGTTGTTCAGTGTTTTCATTACCTAAACGTTCAGCAACTGTAGCCTTGGCTTCCGATATACGAGTATCTGCAATAAGTTTTTGAAGTTTTTGTTTCTCAATAGGATCGACTAATGGATAGCGCTTCATAATTTCTTTTGAAGCTGTAATTTTGTCCTTGAAAGAAGGCTTCTTTTTAATTACAACCACATCATCGGCAGTAGACATTGGAACTTCTTCAACAACTTCATCTCGGAGTACTTTAGTATAAAATTCCAACACTTCTTTAGCATCAGCGATCTTATGTGACTCAATTTCAGCCATTTTAGCGTCAATATAGGATTTAAGTTCAGGTTTATTCAGGTTCTCATTGCCAATAGAATATGCTGTTTTTGCAGAATATCCAGCTTTAAGAGCTGCGTCTTTAGCATTTCCAGACTTAATATACTCATCACAAAATAGCCTTTGTTTAGCTGTTAACTTCCGTTCCAAAACATCTCACCACCACCTTATTTTTACGCAAAATAAAAAGCCAGCTTACGCTGACTTAAAAATTATAAATTGTCTAGACAAAACTTATATTGCTTATCATAATCTTCAAATTCATCAATTACGTTAGTAATAGATAATATTTTTCCATCTTTAACTACTAACTCAATTAAAATATTTTGGCCACCTATTCCAACTTTATTTTTAATCTTTTTATCGTCAATGTCTTTTTCAATTTTCATTAATTCTTTAAATACATGAATTTTATTATTTGAATCGCCATTTAGCAAATAGTCTATCGCTTCTTCACACTGAGGCTTTAATATCCAATTAGGATTTGAATAACTTGCTATCTCTTGAATATCGAATCTATCTGTACTCCTAAGAGCATAAGCATGGGTATTCATATCTTCATCAAATCCAAAGATATAAATCGTCGTATCTGTATTTACTTTTTCAATATTATTTTTTAAAAAGTCTCGTATTAGTAGACTAAATGTTTCAACCTCTTTCGATAAAATTGATCTAGACTCATCCATAGCTATTCTAATAATTGAAAAGTCCCCAGTTCCACACAGTATACTTTGAGTAAAAGGATAATATTCAAATTTTTGAGTAAAGTAAGATGGAACAGTTTTTCCATTGTCATCTTTCCTCGATGCTAAAGTATCCATAGATAAAACAATACTATTAGGACTAATTTCGGCATTTAAAGCAGTCATAAATATTCACCTCAAAAAATATTATAAAAAAATCAACTCCAAAGTGATAGAGTTGACTTTTTGAGATGAATATAAATTATTAGTCCATTAGGACTATGGCAAAGATAGGACTTGCACCTATGAAACCTTTCAGTGGCGGATTTACAGTCCGCTGTCGTTGATACTGGACCACTTTGCCAATAGATTAGCTTTGGTGAAACACGCGGAGATTAATAATAATTGAACAAAGCTAATCAATAGAATACACCGGAATCGAACCGATAAGAGATAATCGTTGCTGGCATACTTAGCTATATCTCGGTAGAATTGCCACTACCCTAGCTCCCCAATGGCTAGCTATATCCTACAATGCTCTGTTAAGGTACAGAGTTAAACCAGAAACTTTTTTGACTGTAAATTAAACGACAAGTAATACATGTTTCATGAATATTACTATTACGAATAAAACATCAAATATACTGTATGACAAGGTATATTTTTGTATTTTAAGCCCATTTTCCGCTGGGCTATGAGCAGGCAAGGAGTCGAACCTTGCTAGATAGTGCGAAAGAAGATTCTCACTTTCTATATTAATTTTTGTCCATTCTACCCACGGCAGTCGCGCAGTCCGATGAACGACTAACCAGCTCTTAGCTCCACGCTCTCCTCGAAACCGTTGAGGGTCATGGCATGAAGATTGTGCCTAGGCAAAATACTATTATATATAATAATCTCTAATGACTACCAATGCCTAGGCTAATGAGCAATCTGGGATCGAACCAGATCACTCAACAAAAAAAGTAATTTTCAGGATTAAGAAACCATAAAAACTTAGAGGAATGTTTAGCCTGATAAACAGGCTATAACCGCCAGCCGAATCGGACGGCTGCTAACGCCTACCAAGGACGGTCAGTCAATTTGTACTTACACAAATCAAGATCTTCTATTAATTTAAGAAAGGAGTATTTTTTAAAGTTCGAAAAACCGCACTCATAGCATCGTCGATGTGTAGTCGAAAGATCATACCACCTAATCTTTCGACAATAACAATTTAACATTATTTGCACGCAAGCAGAGCGCAAGGTTTACGCATACTTTACGCACGACCAATTTTTCCAAAGCTTACCAAACAGTCTTAATTTTTTCGGTAAAAACTCTTAAATCAGGTAAGCTTTCAACATCAAAATACTTCTTCCAGTAAAGCCAACGGTCAGCAAATTCGCATTGTGCATTGACTTTTTTGTTATCTATTGATCGAGTAGATAAACTAACAGTTGCTGCTACATCAACAATTCTTAGTTGATCTATGTATGTTCCAATTAAGATGCGTCTGTAAGGTTTTAAGGCTGTATCTGTGCAATTATCCATCGTCTTATAGATAGCTGCACACACCTTCCTAGCAGGATCAGCAATCTTAATATCATCTAATGCTTCATCTATGAAATTATCTTCAACGCCGTTCCTATTTGTTGATCCTGGTGCAAAAGATAATTGAGGGCTTGTAAGTTGATTACGATGTAAGCCAGCCAAGTTAAGGTATCTCTGAAAATCAGTAGTCAGAAATTTATCCACCTTCTTAGCTGTAGCTCTTGGATTTGGCTGTAATCCTAAATTGATTTGATACACACTTACACTCCCTCTCGTCTTCTAATTGTTTTTATTATTCGCTACTAACGCATCAGTAAATACTCGGTCAGTAATTTCATAAGGATCTTCGTCATTAGAACAATGATGCTTGGCATATTTCAAAATATTCAAGTACATCATGACCATTGTTTCGTTGCCTACCTCTAATTCATTTCTGGTCTCGTCCATCTTTAGACCTCACTTTGATTTCATGCTCAATCAATGGAAGAAGCTCTTCTGCCTTGTACTCATGTTCCATATCTTCCAAAGTTGGATTGTCAATATCCTTAAAATTTCTAATATTCGATTTAAGCATTGATTGAAAATTCTTAAGTTGTTCAGTTTTAAAGTTCTTGTATGTATAAGGATTAACCTCAAAATCATATAGTTTCATAGCTAGAACTCCTTATCAGGTTCTGATAATACTTTCTTCTCTGCATCACTTAATCTAGTTAATTTAGCTTCTTCAGCTACTCTTAAGTCCCAAATTCCATCGCCCATGTAAGTTAATACATCATTATGACTAAAAGAACACATCCAGCCGTACTTAGTTTTGCATGCAAAACACATTCCGAAAATACTCTCATTTTCTGTTTTAACATCATCAATAAAGCCCACTTCAAATAATCCATGCAACGCTAGAAAAGCTGGAGTGAATGTATCTGTTAATTCGCATCTCGTTCCTCTAGTTCCAATCTTCAATTCAATTGCCATAGTTATCTCTCCATTTCTTGTAATACTCTTCAACTTCTTTATCGTAATTTACAGGCTCTAATGTTCCGTCTTCCTGCACGTGATACCATTCGCCTTTTTGATATTTAAGATCACTCATAGGACAAACACGACAAATCCAACTGCGCCTAAGCAAATCAGCATCACTGCTATGGAGATTAATTCTGCACTATGTTTCACCTAATCCCCCATATCTCTCTTAATTCTCACTTCGACTCTAGGACGCTCGGCATATCTCTTCACAACTAGCAACTTAGTAACTTGCCTGTCGTCTCTGTACACACCACGTATAACTTCGACCATCTTTTTAAGTTGCTTGTTTAACTTCTTTTTGGGGTTCATACCGTCCATGATAATTTTGCCGATATTATCAGCATCAGGCATCTTAGTAGGCAGTTCTTTGTTAGCAAGGCACAATGCTTTACGTTTCTTACTCCAGCTCCTAGGAATTGGAAAATACGCCACTATCCTGACATCTACAGGCTCGTCATGATCAAAGCACCCGTCAAAACTATTAATTGCCGTATACCTGACTAAGTCCTCATATTGAGAAGTTTTCTTTGGCGTATAAGTAACCGTCCTAGTAACCCTAGGTCTAGCCTTGCCTACTGGCGGTCCTTCGATTGTAAAATTAACTCTCATATAACTCATTCAACCCAATCGTCATAAATTAATAGTTGTGGTTCATCATCGCTATCGCACAATGTGCTCATAGTATGATTTGGCGTCGGTTTTAATTCAGGAAACGATACGATTAAGTCATGATTGATTACTTTGTGAAGTAATTGTAAATCTGAAATATTTTTAACATTAATTTTATATGTTAAATCCCCGAATTTGTTCTTTGTTTTCATCAACTCAAAGCCAGCTTTTGCAAGTTCACTTAAATATTTTCTAGATAAGTTTCCCTCTTTAGATAATGGGCTCTTTGCAGAGTCTATTTCAAAAATCATCTTTTACAATCCCCCTACTAAAAGAATTACTAATGCTAATATTGCTAACAATATCGCTGCATATATCCAATCTGACATTATTCATCTACTTCTGAAATATCTATGCTAATAGGGTGTACTAGCTTGATTTTTGATGTGTTAAAGATAACTGGAATATGCCCAATAATATATTCAGGATCTTCGTTAATATTTTTGTGAAAAATATTTGACTCAATATCTGCTAAAGCACTGCTAAAGCAGGGAAAATCACTTTCTGTTTTTTTACTAAAAAAGGTATCCGAAAAGAAATAAGGATCGTTCATTTTATTAAAAATAGTATCTATATCGTCTAGCACCGCATATCTGAAATTTACGGTTTCAATAATTGATTTAATTTTCATTTTTTGACCAACTTTCTGCCACACTTAGGACAATAATTTACATCAGTTTCAAAGCAGTACTCGCCTAAGCCGAAGACATACCCCTGAATATAAAGCTGATTATGTTCAATATCTAATGCTGCCTCGTGGTAGTCCATATCGCCCATAAAGCCAGTTTCTCCGGTATATCTAATTAGCGGCTTAATGAAACCTTGCTCTCCATGATGACAATACGGACATTTTTCTTTTATTGCTAACATTCCATGTCCTCCTGCACTATCTCATTAACTTCATCTTTCAAATCAGTTAACCCAGTAAATGACATATTTCCTAATTTAGCTAAAACATGATTAACCAGATAACTAAAATGTTCACTATCATCTAAGAAAGCTATTGATGCTTGTTCTAGTAAGGGATCTAGTTTCTTTAACATAAATTTTTGTTGTTCATTCAGTTTCATAGTTTCCTCCCACATTTAGGACAGTATTCAATGTAAGCCATGGTGCTATATTCGTTATTATTTGTAATCACTGTTGACCATAATTCATTGCCATTTTTAACTTGCAAGATATGTCTGAAAGTATAATGAACTAGATCATCTTTAATTCTTTTTACACCCTTACAGTATGGGCATTTTTCTTGTTGTTTAGTCATCATTCAATCACCAGCTTTGCGTTTACTTTGTGCCAATCAGAATATGTTGCTTCATAGAAGTCTGAAAGAGTTTTATAACAATCGCCAAAGCAATCATCTTCTGCAGTGCTATAGTTCCACCTTTTATCAGGAGTAATGTTCATTAAACAATATTCTGCGTTGCTATTTTTTACAATTAAGCCTTTTGAGTCGTCGCTATTAGCTACCAACACATCTCCCAATTGCCAGTGTTCTTTTTTTGTGCGATTATCAACAATTTCCATACTTAATCCTCCATTTTGTAAAGTGTTAATCTTTGGCTATTTTTCGGTGCTTTTCTGTGATATGCAGGTTTCGATAAGTACAGTAAAGATTGTTTCTTTTTGTGATACTTTTCAGCTAAATAATCTGCCGTACCAAGATCAATGAATGTGTCCCCTCTGTACATTGCGTACCACTTTGGTTTTAGTTGGGTTTTACTCATTTTGACTTACCTGCCTTACTACTCCATGGAGCTTCTTAGCAACTTTTGCTGCCTCTTTCTTGTCGATAAAAATCGACTTAGCATATCCAGCCGAGCGACCTGTTGTGTCTAAGATCTCAACCATGTACATATCAGGAATTGAGTACCAGCGGTACTCTTTTGCATCTTCGATAATCTTTTCTAAATCATGATTTTCTTCAAGCATTCTGTTCTCCTAGTTATTAACGTCAATACCTAATAATTCAGCAATCTGTAAAAGAACATCATAATTTGCTTCTTTTAAATCTTTCACATTCATAGAATGCGACTTGTCATCTTCGGTTACCGTTACATTGTTCTTCAAATCATTAATATCTAAAAGAAAAGTCAAACCAGCTTTAATATTCTCAATTTCGTTTATCGTGTTAGTCCTTTCTAAACGTTCAAGGTTGATACCATCACATTTTGGTAGGCATCATCAAATTTTCCTCTTAATGCTTTGTTAATAATATGCTTCTGACCTTTAGGAGTTACCCAAGTTTGTGAGTATCCTCTACCCTCTCTAGTTAACCCATGGGTAATCCTAAATAATCCTCTTCTAACCATGCTTGTCATAGGAATATTCCAGCTATTTTTGAAACCTGATAAATATTTTTCTTCTCTCAGCAACTGGAATAGCTGGTTTCTCCCAATTACAAAGCCATTTTGAGTTAGAATTTCAGCTAATTCGCCAACTGGGATTGCATGATGGCTATATCTAATAGCCTTAGCAAAAACCACATCATCAGCATCTCTAGCAATCTTTGCTGCTTGTTTTGCATTGGTGTCTTTAAGCTCTTTTTTCTCAGCTTCTAATGCCTTAACTCTATTGCCAATAGTTAACAAGAAATTGCCAAGCTCCTGAGGATCGCTCATCAATTGCATAGCCTTATTGTCAGTAATATATGCTCCATCTTCTCGAATTGCTGGAAGCACTTCGCTTGTTATCCAACGCTTAAACTTCTTTGCGCTTGGCAATTTACTAGAAAGAATTAAGCTGTACATTCCAGACTCATTAATTACTACGGCTAGCTGACTTCTCCCCATGGAGTCACGAATCGTTACCCCATCTTTTTTGTCTTCATCGTCAACATGGTCTATCAGCGCTTTTCTTGTATTAGAATATCCGAGAATTGTCGCTACATCTTTTCCAACAAACCACGGTTCATTGTTGATTTTTAAAACTCTAATTTGATTTTTTTCAAAATCGAATAGCTGTAATTCGTTATTCATCTTCATCGTCCTCATCTTCTCCTAGTACAGTTTTCAAACTAGGAAACAAGTCGATGTCTTCTGGAGCAACCCCTAATTCTTCTTGAAGGAACATAACTACATTCTTCCTTGTTTCATCTAGTTCTTTGTTCACTTTGTCTTCTTTACCTAACTTGTTAAATACACTAGCAATAGCTAAGTCATCAACTGCTTCTAGTAAAGAACCAAATTTGATATCTCTAACTGATTTAGTTCTAAGTTCCAAAGCTTTTGCTGTTTGTTTTAAACATTTAATGCAATCTTCTTTATCAATATCTGCAAACATATGGCTAAAAGAAGCTGTATCAAATCCTACCCACCATTCGCCATCTATGTGCAAATTACCTGCATAGGTAACTCCGCCAATAAATTCTTTAAATTCGTATAACTGGTTGAAATAATCTTCATTGCCCATATTTACCTGATCTAGCCAAATGCGTGGATCGGTGTGATGTAGTTTAATATAACCAGTAAAGTACTTGCCCCAAGGCATATTCATCTCACAAACCATAATTCTTCTGTCATATACGACTTCGTTGTAAACTACATTTTTCATAATTATTTCTCCGTCATATCTGAATTAATTAATAGCTGCCCAATCTTTGACCAGTTAAACTCTGGACGTGTTTGTGGGTATTCTTGGCTGAGCATATCCGTGATACGCTCATATGCTTCTTGTTCTTCTGAGTTCAGATCATCAATAGTTAGTGTCGATCTGTCTTTAGAAATGCCTAGTAAGTAGTCAACGGGTACGTTGAAAAAGTCGGCTAGCTTTGACCAAGTCTCTAATTTCGGTTCACGGTCGCCCTTTTCATATAGGCTTATTGCTTGTTGAGATATGTTTAATTTTTTAGTTAAGTCTTTTTGACTTAGCTTTTTTTCTTGCCGAATTTCTTTAAGTCTATTCTTCATAGGTTACCTTCCATACTCCCTAAAAATTGCGTTACGTTCCTCTTGTGTCATCTGCGGTACTGTCTGCGACTGTTGTTGAAGTTGTTGCTGAACCTGTCTCCAATCAGTAACCTTTCGAACTGGCTTTACTGATTTGTTAAATTGTGGTTTAGGTGGTGTCATATCTAACACATCGTCATAGTGACTGTAGAACCAAGTTGATCCATAAGGTGTGAATTCAAGCGATATTCCTTTGATTTTTCGATATTTCAGGTAATTAGTGAGCTTGCTTAGCATTAACTCGTAAGTATGTGTTTTATCTGCTTTACGCCATGCCTTATAGTGTCGTAATGCACTTTTCTTACCTTGTTTTCGTGGATATAGTGCCCATAGCTTTTCAAACTCAATTTCAATGATTTGTGTTTGATTTAGTTCTTTAGGAATTTGAGCCTGCGCATTGTCAGATGCGCGTATATTATTATTTATACTTGTATTATTAATACTTGTAATATTCTCTTTAAACTTTTCTTTAATAGGGTGTTTAAAGTTTTCTTTAATACCCTCTTGTTCTTTTTTTGAATAGGTATTGTCATTTTCTTTAATAGGGGTATTATCTTTTTCTTTAACAGGAGTATCCTTATTTTCTTTAACGGGTTCAGCAACTGGATATAATTTTCTACCGATGATTTGGCTACCATCTTTTTCGAGATAGACTTTCAAATATCCTCTTTCTTTCAAGTGATTAATCCAGTTTGAAATAGTTGTCTTTGATTTGCCGTATAAATTAGCAAAGTAATTATTAGTAGCTGTGCAGTATCCGCTCTTATTAGCTAATGCTGTAATCTCACTAAATAATAGCTTTTCGTTAGCTTTTAGCTTTCTGTCGTATCTCACATTGGCTGTGAGAATTGAGTAGTAATTAGGCTGTTCATTATTCATGATTTCTCACTTTCTAGGACAATGCCTTTTCAATCTCCGATTCTATTTCTGGATCTTTTGCGTAATCTGGAATGCCATTAGATTGTTCTATCTTGGCTTTAGCTTGTTTTTTCTTGTTAGCATCTATAGCCATTTCTGTAAACTGTCTTACTGCTTCTCCATCAGCTGAATTTTCCTTTAGCTTTTCATGCCACCACTCAATTGGCACACTAGTTTTAGAATTTAGTCCCATCTTCTTTTGTTTATCGCATTCGGTATAAATGGTTACTAGAAATCTCTTTTTTCCGTTGTAGTTAGCTTGATACTCGTACAGTTGATCTCTAGTCATTTTTTGGGGTTTACTCGGTGTTGATTGCCGTCGTGTTGCCTTCTGATTTTGAGTAATTTGCTGTTGATTTCTTTGGTATCCATTGCTATCAGTATCTTGGGTATCATCAATTAAGAATAATTTGGCTAAGGCATATTTAACTGCGTATGAACTTGTAGCTCCTGATATTTGACTATCGTCCATTCCTTTTTTGTTTTGAGCTTCTCTAGCCCAACCTTGAACCTTAACCTCTTGTTCACTGTCCTTATACCTTACTGTTTCGACGAAGTAAATTCTGTCTCCTACCATTCGAACATCTTCATCAATAGTTAAGGTAGCTCCATACTTAGCAAGCAATGGTTTAAGCGCCTGCTCTATATCTTCTGCACTTCTATATCTATAATCGCCCCATTTACTATATTGGTTTTTTGGAGCTTTCAATTCGTTTTGAATTTGAGTTAGTATTGGAACTTTTACTTTATCTGCCATGGTAATTACTCCTTAGGTTTCTGTGATAATGCCTGTTTTAGTACAGCTTGACGTGCGTCTTCGGCAATCTCTCGTATATAATTGATCTCCGCTCCTGTACTTCCACCAGGAAAACTATCGTCAATTCTAGGCTTAAGTGAGTTAATCCAATTAATAGCTTGCTGATAAGAACTTTGCTGAAGAGATTCCGTAACAATCTTTTTAGTCCAATCACTGGCTTCTTTTTCCAGCTTGTATTGCCAAGTTTTGTATTCTTTTTCGAACTCTGCATGTTTACTAGCCATCAGTAGTTGCCCTCCATACCGCCAAAGTAATCCATAACTTGCTCCTTCCAGAGATCATCGTCTTGGTCAACAGTGGCTAGATATTCAATTACTTCTTTTTTGTCCCAATCAGTTTTTTCAACGAAGTTATCAATGCCCATTTCAAAAATTTGAGTAGTAATAAAGTGCTTGAAGTTATAGTAATCGCAACTACTGTCGCCGATTGTTACTAAGAAATTACCTTCAAATGCTGAACTGATGCCTTGTTCGGCTAATCTTCTTTGTTCTTCCAGTACTCTTTGTTCTCTAAAAGTTTTTGCTTGTTCTCGTGTCATAATCTCAATCATTGTGGTAAAATACTCCTTAGAATTGTTATTTTTAAATTTTAATTTTTTCTTAGTCGTTACTGATGGCAGTCGGTAACGGCTTTTTTTGTGTCATTACTGCAATTTTGAATTGCTTTTCGTACTCATCAGCAACTAATTGTGACTTATCTTGTCTAGCGAAAAATGCGTTGCTATTGCTGATTAATCTTGCTTCTAGCGTCATGTCTCTCACCTCCTTAAATAAATAATCTCCAAAAGTAGTAACTCAACATACTTACTGCTAAAATTCCTGTTGCAATTATTTCTGAACATACAATTGCAAGTAGCCAATCTGTCTTCTTCTTCATTTCTATCTCTCCATTTTTTTAACTCAGTCCAAATTGTTCTTTATATTGTTGTTCTGACCACCAATCAAGAAATTGTGCAAATCTCTTAGCTTTAATCCGGCACTGCCGTTTGCTTTCAATAATGATTGCGTCTTTGAATGGCGATACTAAACAATCAGAACGCCGTCTATACCAAGTCATATATGACCAGCTATATTTTTCTTGGATCTGCTTAGGCGTTAAAATCTGTTCCATTTTTTATTACCTCTAATTTTCATCAGCATGTTCAAGTTCGTACTTAATTTGATCCATTGTTTCTTGTAAATCAGCAAAGTAAGTAACGCCATCATCAATTTGTTTTGGCCAAAGTACCCAAGCATCTTGATCTGTATCAAAAATTAATTCGCCGTAATTTTCTTCGTTAACCTCAACTTTTACTGTTTGTGTCCTTCTGTCTTCGATAAATTTAATTTTCATTTTTTTGTATCTCCTTTACTAGTTTCCTAAATCTTGTAACTTTTATTTAAAAAAATGGAAGGCGAAATATTTAAAGCATCTGCTACACCAAAAGCAAACTCAGCTGTAAAACGTAATGTTCCATTCAAATATCCAGTTAAATTAGATGGCGACATATTCATCTTTTTAGCAAGATAACTTTTCTTAATTCCATGTTCTTTTAGATATTGATCTAAAATTTGGGCGCTATTCTCTTTAGTAAGACTTGGCATGTTTTCCCTCCTTTCAGTTACAAATATCTTGTAACTTTATACTTATATAATACTACACATTTTTAAAAATACAATACTTTTCTACATATTTTTTGTAAAAATATTTTAAAAATATAAAATTAAGTTACAATATAATTGTAATTTAGTTTAGGAGGTCAAAAATATGACCGATTTCAGTGATAAATTAAAACAACTTAGAGAAGGCAGAGGCTGGAGCAAAACTAATGTTGCTAAACATTTAGGAATTGGGCTTTCAACTTATGCTAATTGGGAATATGGCATCAGTGAGCCAGATATTCAAACTATTAATCAAATAGCTACTCTGTACGATGTATCTAATGGATACTTAATGGGTAATGACAACAGCGGAAATGAAGAAAATGAAACTAAATCCGTTGACTTAGAAAAAGACCCTGTAGTCCTTAGCTATGGTGGTCGCCCTGTTTCGGAGGAAGATATGGACGTTATCAAGGCGATTCTTGAAAGACATAAGAATGATGGAGACGTTCACTACGAGTAACTATGTACAATAATGATTTACTACTTTATATATGTCATTTAATTGAGGACCATAACCTAGGTGTTATACTTTCTCGCTTAGATGACAGACATTTTCGCTCTAGGTATCTTCCGCAAAAGAAACTTATTATTGTCAACACAAACTGGTGGAATCCACCAGAAGTACCTTTTATGGCTGCGCATGAACTCGGCCATTGCATTAATGGAGATAAAGGGGTTATGTACTATGCCCATGATTATGACTGGCAAGAACATGATGCCTTTAACCGAAACGATGACGCATTCAAAGAAGATCAAGCCGATTTATATGGATTAAATCTCATCTGGGATTATGCTTCTTCCCAAGGGTATACTTGCGAAGATCCTGGAGAGTTTATGTTACAGTTCGGCATTCCGGAAAGATTAAAGAAAGTTGTTGCTAAGAAGTTTGAAAGCAACAACGATTTACTATTTTAGTTTTTAGAAAGAATTAATAATTATGGATAATTACTTACCAAATCTTTTATTTTTAGAACTTAAAAATAGTGAGAATCAAAGAATTTATGAAATCGAATTAGACAAGGATAAAAAAGCTACAGTATCACTCAATGCAGTAATTTCTTTTTCCGATAAAATGCTAAAAGACTACAAAGAATTTAATTATTTAGATACTGCCTATGTTTTTCTAACTGTTGAAACTCCAGAAAATAAAGATTCGTTGTCTTATTATGTTTCTCAACAATATATTGAAATACCTGTGAAAGAACTAATACGTAACGGATCAAATTTTGCTCAGATCCATTTTACAACTACTGTTCAATCCAAATTAGCTATTAGAGATGAATTACGCTCTTTTAACAAGCTTAATTTCAAACTATCTTTAGCTATTCAAGGACCAGGACATGCCGGAATATCACTAGAAATTGAAAATGGGACGTTCTTTAATACAATGATTAATTTGAAAGGATAATTAAAATGGATCAAGAGTCTAATATTATTTCCTTTAGTAACGCTAAATCAGCAGATATTATACAAGGTACTCCTGTAGAAAAAACAAGTAGAAAAAGAGATAATAAAGGTGGAGGTGAGCCACCTATGGATAAAGATAAATATGTAACCCATGAAGAGTTAGGTCATGCTATTGATAATGTAAGTAGCAAAATCGATATTTCTACAGAAAAAATACTTCATAGAATGGATAATCATTTTGCAGAAATGCAAAATCAAATGGATAAACGTTTTAATGAAGTAGATAAACACTTTAATGATATTGAATTAAAAGTTAATGATGTTAAAAATACAGCAAATAATAATAAAGAAAAAATTAATTGGTTATTGTACACTGCGGTTGGCGGCATCATTATTTCAGTAATAACTACAATTATTTCAAATTTATTAACCAGATAAGTGTTCATATGTCATAATATATTTACTTGGAACATATAATTGATTCCCATTTATATTTTTGTTTGTGCTTTTAAGCACCAAGGCGTATCGAATTTTTATTGATACGTCTTTTTTTATAGTCCAACACTGATGACTTTAAAAGCTGATGTTAAGGTTAGCTCATAGGAGGATTTTATGAAAAAGAAATATTTAGTTGCTGCTACTGGACTTGCCCTACTTGGCTTGTCAATGTCAGCTTGTTCATCTAATAGCGGTAGTAAAAGCGATTCTGCTAAAACTTCCCAACAATCTAAGAAAAAGAATGAGGTTATTTCTCAAAACAAAGAATTAAGAAATAAATTCGACCAAATTAAAGTTGGTAACTTCTTATCTCAAGGCGATGGTGGTTCAACTACAGATGAGGTAAAGCAATTATTAGGTAATCCTACTTCAACAACTTCCACCTCTTCTAACGGCATAAAAGTAAAACAACTTACTTGGACTAAGGGTGCTGTTACAGTTGCAGTTCAAACTTTAGACTCAAATAAAGTAGTTTCAAAAGAAATTACTGGCTTTAAGTGGGGAAAGCGTGATGAAAAGCTTACTCTAGGAGAATTCAATAATATTGCTGATGGTTCAACTTACCAGTCTCTAGTAGATAAGTACGGTGAACCAGATGGCCTTCATGAAGCAAACGTTGCAGGTACTAAAATCACTAATGCTGTTTGGCTTACGGGAATTAAGGGCGATGACGGTGCTAGTGCTACTTTTTCATTTGACAACGATAAATTATCTTCAAAAACCCAAACTAAACTTAAATAATAGCTCAAACCAGTTAACGCTGGTTTTATTTTTACAGTTTCTATGAACATTAGTTCCCTTAGGAGGTATAAAATGACTACAAAAGAATACTCTATGAACTGCGTCCCTTTAAAAAATGGAAAATTTCAGTATAGACAAAGATACGCCGATCCTCTTTTATCTACTCCTAAAAAAACGGTCTTTAAGTATGCGTGTGTAACACTTAATAAAGATACTAAACAAGCTCAAAATAAAGCTCGAGAAATATTAACACAGAAAATCGCTAAAAAGCTTCATGGTGCTTCATTATCTTCTCAAATTACCTTTGGTCAAATTGCTGATGATTACAAAAATACAGCTAAAAAAAGACTAGCATATACTACTTACTACTCTAAATCAGGGTCTTTAAATAAAATTAGAGCATTGATTGGAGAAAATACCCTAGCTGCAAATTTATCAACTCAATACTTTAATCGTTTTTTTGACAATTTACTGTATAGAGATAAACCTTTATCTAATGCCACTGTTACCTCTTATAAATCAATTATCAATCAATGTTATGAAGAAGCTGTTCGACATGGTCTATTGTCAACCAATCCAATCAGAGATGTTAAAATTAATTATAGAAGTGAAGTACAAAAGCGAAGAAATGAAATTGAGAAAAAATATTTTGAGGAAAGTGAATTAACAGTTATTTTTGACGATATAAGAAAAGTAAATCGACCTGATATAGCAGATATCTTAGAATTTCAGGTCAAAACAGGAATGCGTATAGGCGAAGCTTCAGCGCTTCAAGTAAAAAACATCGTTAAACATGGTGACAACTACTATGCAAGAGTAACTGGTGATTTATACCAAGTAAGGAAACCTAAGCCTGGAACTAAAGCAGTAAGAAAATCTAAAGGTGCTAAAAACGCAACTAGTAACCGTGATGTTTTATTGTCTCCATCTGCTCAAAAAATAGCCATCAGATTGATTAAAAATAAAAAGGCGAATGATTATATATTTAAGAATAATCGCTCGCCTCAGGGCTTTTTTAAGCCTACAAAATTAGATCTATTTTTAAAAGGAGTGAAAAAACGGACGAAAATTGATAAAATATTCACAACTCATACATTTAGACACTCATATATTTCTATACTGGCACAAAAAGGTGTTCCACTCCAAATAATTCAACAGCAAACTGGTCATAGTAATTCAAGAGTTATTAGTCAAATATATTTACATATAACTAAGAAAGCGCAACAAGATTTTGCTAATAAGTTAAAAGAAATTAATTTTTAAAGAAAAGTGGTACTTTTGTGGTACTTTTACAAAAGTAACTGTTTATCTTATCCTTACTCTCACACGGGTTAAGAATATTTTTTTACTATTTCATGCACCAGAAACAACCGCCAGCAAAGATAGCTGTGTCATACTGCGTTTTTTCATTGTTATCAAGGGATTTAACGTCTTTCATAGTTTTCACTAGCTTTCTAAAAAAATCAATATTTATCAAAATTGTGGTACTTTTGTGTTACTTTTAGAAAAATTATTTTTCTATTTATATTATTGACTAAGCTCTATTTCTTATACAAGAAAAGTCACTTCAGAATATTAGTTCTAAAGTGACTTCTTTTTTATACTACTTACTTTCCTTTAACTTTGCTTTTCTTTCTATTATATAGGACTCTATATTTTTTAAATCTTCTTCAGTAGCCGACTTAAGAATAAAGTTCTTTGTAGTGGATCGTTTAACTATGTAGTTCTTTCTATCTTTATTATTTTCATCCCATTTTTTATTAGCTTTTTT